CTCATTTCCTTCTTGTTCGCACTATCGAAGAGTCGAGACGCGAACATGTATTCCTGCAATTTGGACGAAATGTCCTGCCACTTGCCCATCGGGTACTTCTGCAAGTAACTGGCAACAAAGTCGTCCAGTTGTTCAATTCCGAGTGCCATCTAGCTACTTCCTTATCGGTTAGCCCGCATTCTCACGCGCCTTGTAATCTCGGCGCGCCCAGTCCTTCAGCGATTCAGCCGGATCGGATGGACGGGTTGCCCCACCACCTAGCCGACTGTTGTGCTGCTTGAACACTTTGCGGGTCTTGTCTTTCAATTCTTTTTTGGAGATGTCTTCCGCGAACACCATGCGTGCCACGCGGCCGACTAACGATTGATCGAGATCAACCTCACGCCCCATCGCTTGGAGACCGATCTTCTGTGCCCGAGTGGCTATTAGTAGATCCTGGCGGCGTTGGAGTTCCTTGGCGGTTTCCTTACCAGTCTTGCCGAACAGATCGGACATGCCGAGTGCATCGACAAATCCATCGAATTTCTGCTCTTCTGCCTGGATGTCGACTTCCGCTAACCGTGCTTCGAGCTTGCTGACACGAGTCTCGTAATGGTCACGCATCCTCGTGAGTTCATCAGTCAAGTCGTCGTCGAATCTTTCCTTGAAGTCCTGGCTGATCTCGTACTGACCTTCCTTGGCTTCCGCGGGCTCGGCCTTCGCGAACTTCCCCTGCTCATCTCGAACAGGTTCACCTTCCGCCATGGCCTTGCGGCCGGCTTCCAGTGCGCTCTTGTCAAAGAACCGGAGCGCCCGATCTACTTCCTCGCGGCTGGTGAAGTCGGCAAGTTCCTTCTCGTCGATCCCATACGCGGCTACTTCTGCCTTGAGGTCATCATCGAGCCAGTCGAGTTTGGCCTCAGTATCCTCGCCATCACTGGCGGTATCTTCGCTGCCGGAATCAGACTCGGCAGTTCGTTCCGTTGTTGGTTCGTCGCGCTCTTCAGCAATCTTTACGGCATCGCTTGTCTCTTCACCCTGGCGGTCACTGATGATGTTGTCGACCATTTGGGTGATGTCTTCGTGTGTACTTTCGGCTGTGAGTTCTACTGTCATTGTTTCCTCTCATCCATCGCCATATCCACCGTCCGCGTCAACCATCCGACAACCACGAATCTCATTAAGCACCCGAATCAACTTCCTCCGTCCGCTGCGACTCGTAATCGCCACCTGTCCGCTATCCAGAACGTGAACACCTTGGATCTTTTCTTCCCTGACCATCGCACGCATCTTGGGGACTTCGGAGCGGATACAGCCCAGCCCCTCAGAGATCAGTGGCTTCGACTCGCTGTAGGCCACGGTCCCCATCGGCACGCCACCCTTGAGCCCTACGCCCGGACGGGCATCCCACTCTTCCTTCGTCACGTACTTGCCGTTGATCTTGTACTTCATGCGGGCCTCTGCATCATTGAAGCCTTCTGCTGTCCGTTCACTTGTGGCTTACCACCCATCAATGTCTGCTGCATAATCGCCGACCGAGAACCCTGCGTTCCGCCCGTAGGCACGTTCTTGCGCACTGTCTCTCTGGAAGTGATCGGGGACTGACGGATTGTGTTCTGGTCCCCGCCCAACTGGTCCGCCGGCGCTGCAAAGGTGATGAATCGCTTGAACTCGGGCCGGTTCTTCAGTCTGGCAATTTCCTCGACAATGGCTTCCGCGTCCATCGACGCACCGGACGCCTGAAACATCGGCCAGAGCGGAGCCAGTTCCCGGAGCACTTGGAATAGCTCTTGGAGCTTTTGCTCGGGAGTCTTGAAGACCATCGAGTAGGGCTCGACTCGGAACTGGTAGTCCTCGAAGTTTCCCTTTCTGTATCCGGGTTCCCAATTGACAGGAATTTCGATGCCACTATTTCCCACAGGCAGCGAGGATTTAAGCTCAAGGGTCTCGTCCTCCCACATTAGGCGCCCCAGATCCAAGATGCACTCGGAAGCGAAGCCCACCACAGCGATCCGCATGTCCGCTTCCATCCGTGAGACCTGACCGGCCAGGATCTCTTCCTGACCCAGCGTGGCGGCCTGGGCATTCAGCCCGCCCATGATGCCAAGGTTGCCCGCCAGCCGGTCGTACACTTCCTGGAGGAACAGCGACAAAGCTTGATCCCGCTGATCGACCCCGCCTACTTCGATTTGCTGGATACCCTTCGGATCGTTCATCCGCACCCAGGAGTTACGCTTGGAAGTCCGAATCTTCTCCGCATCGTCCGCACCGGCCGGCGGATACACGTTCACCACCCGATGCGCGTCGGAATCCTGCTCCATCCTGCGGAACAGCCGGTTCTGGAGATCGTGCATGCCCTTCAGGTTCGTCGCTGGGGCAGCGGGGATGATATTGTCTGGCACGTTCCCGAGAGACAGGAACTTGTACGGTCCCGCTTGCGAACCTTTCCACTCCCGCTCCAATAGCGGCGGCAGATCCTGATCGCAGGGAAAGGTGGAGATCGCCTTGTTCTCGGCCACCCACACGTCCTGCATCCAGATCATCGGCTTCAGCTCGTCGTCATCCACCGCAATTCCCGCGGCGATATCTCGGGCGAAGTCCGCATTGTCGACCGACTGCTTACTCGTGGGCGTGAGCTTGGCCTTGACCTTCTTGTCGTAGCCCGGTTCGTCCATCACCTTCTCGTAGTCAGCCCGGTAGCGGTGCCCGCAGTACCGCATCTTCGTGAGTTCTTTGGCCGTCATGTCCAAGATCAAGTCATCCAAGGACACCCGATTCAGCCACGGTTCACCCGGATCGAGCCAGACATCTTCCTCGGATTCCAGCAACCCGTGGAAGCGAGTATCCGTGTCGCGCATCATCACGACACCGCACCCGATGCAGAAGAAAGCGTCCAAGACGATGGCCCGGAACGTCACGTCCAGTTCCATGTCACCGATCAGCTTGTTGAGATTGACCTCGAACCGCTCGGCGAATGGCCAGTTGGCCTCTTCCGGCGTGGACACCATCACTTGCGGGTTGTGTGCCGCTAACGCGACCGTGTAGATCCGCGCCGTTTGATTGGTCAGATTGACCAGCGTCTTGTTCCGCGCCCCGCCTTCGCTGTACCACCCACCTACGTAGTCGCGAATGAACTCTTTGCGAACCCTGCGGAAGGGCTCTAAGGCTTGGCGAGAAGTCTTGATCGCCTTAAAGAGTTGGCCACGAGCTTTCGGATCGTGTAAATCAATCATCGGCAGCCTGTTAAAAAGAAAGAGGCCAGTGCCCAAGCACGGCCTCTGTAATAGGCTGCGACGATTACAGCATCTCGGCGATGATCAGTCGCCTATGCCTTTGTCAGTGCCATGCCTAGGCACTGGACCCTTCAATATGCTACCACGTCCCGCAAACCAAACTCTGGACTGTCAGCATCTACCCGTGGTTTCTCCCGCTGTTCACACCACAGGAATGATCCATACTCGGGAGTTTCGTCCCTTTCCTCTCCGCTGTCAATAGACAAACTCCCCAACCCCTCTCCGTAGATCAGCCAGCAAACGCCCGCGCCGATGCAACGATCGCCATGCGCCCTCTCTTGGGCGCCACGGTTTTTGGTGGGTTGGTGGATGATCTTCCCGTTCTCCCACTCGTACTCGCCACACTCTCGAATCAATTCCTCCGACCGTGGTTTGAACCTGCCCGTCTCCATCCCCAGAGCCAGTTTCTCGAACAAGTCCGCCTTGTGCTCGTCCTTCCCGTTCCACCAACCCGGCTTCTTCGTCTTCTTCTTCACCCCGATCGCCGCCACTTCCCGGTAGTACACGTTGTTGTAGTAGACTACCTCCGTGATCTCCTTGGCGAACGGGCCTACCATCCCAGAGTCTTCCCAGCCTACCAAGGCGTTCCGTAGCCAGCGGCCCAATCCCACCACCACCCGCGCGAACTTGATCATCGGCATCCCATTGATCGTGTACTCCAACACCTGCTCCCCCGTCCGATCGTCCAACCCACTGGCCACCGAGTTACTGGAATACGCCCCGTCCGAGCCGATCGCCACGTCACAGCCCAAGGTGTACGGACCAATGGGTGGGGAATCGTCCACCCCCGGCTTGAACCACAGCTTCAACGGCCCATCATCCCTTGGCAGAAGTCCCTTAAGAGCCAGCGTCTCACTGTCAAATACCGGCGTGCCCTGCCAGACCGGCTTCCGACACGATTCCCGCTTGACCCGCTCCAACAGGTCCGTCTGGAACACCTTCCCCACAGCTCCCCGTGGGTCCCTGTCCAACTGGCTGGCTATCAGCCTCGGAGTCGCCGTCTGACGCAAACACCGCTGGTCATACCACTCGCTCCGCACCACCCCTTCCCACTTGAACCCCTTCCCCTCCAGCCGCTTCCGCAGGTCCGGGTGCTTCCCGTGGTAGGCATCCACACCAGCCTGTTCCTCTGGCTTCCGGGCCACCGGCTTCCCGTCCCGCACCACATACGAGCCCTTCGACTGGTCCGGGTGGTCCTTCCAGTCCAAGATCAGATGAATCCCGTCACTGTTCTGGTCCTCGCAGGCATTGTGGAACACCCCCGAGTCCACATACCGGGCGCTCACCAGGAAGATGCAGTTGGAAACGTCGTGCAACGCCTCCATTACCGACTCGTCCTTCCCACCACTCACAAAGTCCCGGCTCCCAAACTCGTCTACCGCAAATACCGACTTCCGACCGCCCGCCGAAACGTCCTGGCCCGCTGCGTAACCCGCATGTGTCGCCCCGTTCGCCGGGTTCACAATCGTGTGGCTGCTCAGACTCCGGTGCTTCTTTAAGTCAAAACCCTTGGGCAGCATCCAAAACGGCAGCATACTCAGACCCCACGCCAGTTTCCAAAACAACGTGCTGTCGTCCGTCGCCGAATCCACCAACGCCTCATTCCGCGTCACGTAACCCGCCGAGAACATCGGATCCCGTAACCATCTCCGCTGAAGTATCCACAAATACCCATACGTCCCGCCCTGCGCCCGGCTTTTGTCCAACCGCACGTCCAATGGCTTCTCCTCCTGGGCACTCTCATCGATCGCCGCGTCCATCCGCACAAACACGCTTTCTTGATGGCGCCATGGCACCATCGGCCGCACTTTCACCTTCGCCCGTGGCTCGATCACCCAGCAAAACGCTCCCATCCAGAACAGTACATCCTCGAACGCCGCATCCATCATCGCATGTCTGAACCGCAAATCCGTCAACGCCCGCTCACCACACCGCACCCTCCACTTCAAGTTCTCCACGGGATCCTTCGGGTAGTACTTGTATAAGGGAGTCATTCAACCACCCCATCCACAAAGTCCTTCAAGCTCTCGTTAGCCCACATCACCTCCCCCTCCACATACTGCTCAATCTGCCCCCAACTCAACTCAGCCATCTGTTCCCGATCCAAAGTAATGTTCGACACACAACCCTTCCCATCCTTCATGTAATCCAGACAGCACATCAAATCACCAGTCGCGTAGTTCTCCACTAACCTCGTCAACCGAAACCTCGAATCGACTAACCTCCTCGCTGATACGACGAGCTCACTAAGCCGAGCACGAGAGGCGTCGTCTAAGTTTCGGATGCCCATTACTCACTCCCAGAGCAAATTACCCAGTGTGAACATCGAAAAATTGGATTCTGCGGAGGTTCATATCTACGATAGGGGACCCGCTGGGGTGGCAGGTGTCGGTTCGTTTTCCGGCCGTTAGCCCGTGCGTGCCGCCCTATCAAGCACGTTACGCACCCATGTACTGAGCGTCTGCCCCTGCTTACGTGCCATGTCCTCCCATCGCTTGCGTTGTGCTTGGGTGGCCATGATAAGCGTACCCTTGCCCATGACAGCAGAGCGGTCTTGTAGTCTTGGTCGTGCCATTCATCATTAGCCTTATGTAATAACCGGGATACCACATATAGGCTAACTCTAACATGCCCCCTGCATCTCGTCCAGCAGCGAGGTAATCTCGTCCAGCCGCATCCGCTCACGGCGGATGTGTTCCTGCTCATCGACCTGGGTGGAAAGGGCACGAGATACGATGTCGACGTACTTGGCATAACTGCGTATGGACGTTTCCAACCAGCCCAGCGCAGCCTTGCTGGGGGCTGGAGAACTGGCCCGCTCCAGGTGTACGACAGTGGTGTTTCCACGTTCTTCTACGATGGACAAACGCTGAGACTGTACCCAACCTAGCTCGGCTTGCAGACTGGCGTTGTCGGGCAGCGTAGGCCACGTAACAGGGATCGTGCCGAGACCTTGGACTAGGCCGCCAGGGGCTTCTTGGGGCTGTTCTACGGGCACAGGAGCCACTTCCTTGGGTGGAAGCGGGGGATACAGCCGATCGAGTTCAGCATACGTCCAGGCCCGGGCAGCCGGCTTGTCCATGCCCTTACCCTTGGCGATATTCATCATCTGGTCACGCACCGGAGACAGCTCTTTCCAGCGTCCTTCCTTCGCCAGCCGGCCGATCACCGAATAATCAGGCTCGACGCCGCGCACGCGTAGAGAAGCTGTCTTGGAGCCGGTGCCGACCGTAGCAGCCGGTGCGCTATCCCCCGGCTCTTGGTCCTTCGCTTGGCCAGTGGTTTGCACGTTGGCGGCG